CGTTGCTAAATCGCCAAATCTCTCACGATGCTTTCTAAGTGCCTTAGATGCATCTCGGAATTCTTTGGGACTTTCATAACCAGTTGGTTTAGATCCATCCTTGATTGATGAACCTCTCCCTAAAGATTTTCTTTCAGATGATTGTGAAAGTTTAGTTTTATCTTTATATTGTGTTTTAATCTTTTCGTCAAGTTCTACTTCTTCACCAACATGAACAACTGGTGCTCCTGGTGTTACTTCGATTCTTCTATAGTTAATAACTCTTGCACCTGGATAAATCTTGATAACCTCTGCTTCTACTTCAGATCTGCTTGGATAGTTTAATGATGGGAAGAACATTCTAACCATCAATGACTTACCTCTCCAAGTAAGAATCACTGCAACTAAATTGCCAGTTCTTGCCTTCATTCTTACTGCTTCACTTACATCACCAGAATCCTCAGAATCATCATCGTCATCATCAGAAGTCATTCTGTCCCAAACTTTTCCACCATATTTGCACTCATCTCTACGTTCTTCTTTTTTGCACTTTTTACAATATTTTTTTTCTCCTTTGTGATCACTTTCTTCAAGATCTTCGTGCGCTTCTTCAGAATCTTCCCATTTTTCTACATCACCTTTTTCACAAACACACTCTCTATGACCACATTCTCCACAAGCACCTTGCTCGGAAATCATTGGTTCTGGTTTGATCAGGTCAACTACCTGATACATTTCATTACCCTTTGCATCTTGAATAGAAAGATCTTCATTAAGATCGATTTCTGAAAGAATTTGATCTACAAGAGAAAAAGAATTGTTCAAAGTTGGTTTCTGCCATTCAGGACCTTTTGCTTTTTTCTTAGCAACTGCCGCCTCATTCTCATTGGGAGACTTGGTCATGTTTCTTATCTTTTGATCCTTTTGTGCTTTTCTATGAGCTTTCGGATCTATCTGAAAGGATTCGTTGGGGTTCATCTATTATGCCGCAGTATCTACGTTATACTTTTATTTAGTATCTGACTTGTTTTTCTGCTGTTTCATTGCCTTCACTAAGTCGGCAGTTGACCCTATGAACAATGCATTTGTAACATTTGAAGGTCCTGTATCTTTAATTTCTTCGATATCTTTTAACTTTTTCTGAATATCTAAAAGTTTTTCTGCCGCATCTGCAACAGTTTTAATAAGTTGCCCAGTGACTTCGTATGCTCTTGGAGATTCAGTTTCTTGTGCCATCTCCAAAGCGTCATTAATTGCTTCCTGACCCTTTTCAACAATCGAGTATATATTTGCTCTACTGTATTGGTAATCTTTTCTTATATCCTTCTTAATATTTATTTCTTCATCTTCAACTTTAACGGGACTTAAAGATTCTACCTCAACTTCATGAGTAATCTCAGTACTTTCTATATTAAAAGTTTTATCTAGTTCGTTGTTATTCATAAGATTTAAAATGGTTCCCTATCAACTCCAAATGGATCACCTGGTTCTATTAAATCATTATCTGCATCAACAACTTTGTAAACCGGAGAACCCGAAACATGAAGTTCAGATCTTGTAGTGAAACTTGCTCTTAATACAGTTACATAGTTATCAGGTTCATTTATATAGGTAATAATTAGTGACTCATCTCCAATACCTAGTATTGTATCTGTCGTTAACCCTTCTACAGTATCAAGATAAGCAACAGTATCCTCAAGTTTAAGATCCTTTACTAACTCTCCTTGAACTGTTTTACTGTAAGGTATTACTGCTGTTGGTTTTGCTACTATTGTTATATCTCTAAAGATTGCATCTGGATCGAAAGGATGGGCAGTGCTCCCAGCAAGGAATCCAATATACACTTCTCTAATAATACTATCAGTAATCTTTTGTTGAGGACCAAATAGATAAAGTTTTGCAGTAAAGTTAAGTGTATATATTAGTGTTCTTCTAGATTCATAATTTCCTTCATAATCATCTTGAATTTGCAATCCATCTAACTGAAAAGGAACATCTTTTAATTCTTCTATTCCTGTATATTTTATAGTTACTGTATATGCAGGTTGAAAATATGGTAATATTTGTTCTATTATTTGCCAGGCATCTTTTTCCAACTTTGTCATAATATTAAGTTGGATTGACATATTATATGGAACCGGCATATATGATCTAACGCAACCAAGGGGATTATCCGGATCAGTTACCGTAAAGTATTCGGTCGTAACTGCTTTTCTTTCTGGGTCATACGTTAAACCATTATATTCAAATGACATCATTGGTAATGTAATTTGAACTGGATTATTCAGATCATTAGGTGCTTCTTCTATTCTTGCTAAAAATTTTGCACGGGGACCATATCTAATCGGAACTTTATTATTTTTAGTCACGACATTATTTGCATCAGTTTCTCTGATGTAAATGTTATTAAACAAAGTTGCAAATGCTACTATTGTTTTTCTTATATTTTCGTGGTAATAATATCCAAACATTTACGGAATACCAAATGGATTAGTTTCTGATTGATCTAGTATTTCAGCACCCTCAGTTTGTATATCTAAATTATCACCTTGCTTATCTTCCTCGTTTTCTGGAGTACTTAAGGGAGTAAAAGATTGAGAATCTTCTAGATTATCTGTATTTATTATTCTGACTGGATATCTTGCACCTGACTCTTGTCCAACAAGAATATCCCCCGCAACAAAAGTTCCACTGAGAGATCCTACTTCAAGAATATAAGACTTTACATTCCATCTCTTGACTCTTGCAGTTGTACTACTTATTGTTCCTACGATTACTTCATTAAATCTATACGTTCCTATTCCCGCATCAACTGGATCACTGATCACCATAGTTGGAGCAGACTGATATCCAGATCCTGCATCTGTTATGTAAATAGCACTGATTGCTCCAGTAGGAGTAAGTCTAACAGTAGCAGCTGCAGATACAGTTGGATTTCCTCCAACAAATGTAACCGATGGTCTATTGACATATCCAGATCCTGGATTTGTTATTGTTACTATACCAACAACTCCATTAGACAATGATGCAATACCAGTTGCACCTCTCCCCCCTCCTCCAGAAATAGAAACTGAAGGAGTAGTATCAATAGTATCTAAAGATGAAGAATCAGTTGGAGTTGAACTTAAATAACCACATCCAGGATCTATTAAATTAATTTCAGAAACTTTTGATAAATTTGTATTTGGTTCACAAAAATCTGGAAGGTTTTTTTGTAATATTGCTGTTCCTATAGCTGTTATGCCACCAGAAGGTGCTTCTGATATGGAAACATCTGGATTTGAAGTATATCCATGACCCATATTTGTCACTTCTATTAACCTAATACCACCAAAAGCACAATAACTTGTGACTGCTTCGGCAGTAATTCCAGCTCCAACCATTTGTAATGTCTGGATATATGATTGATCAATTAAGTTATCATCAATGTAATCTATTCCAGTATCAAGAACCTCCCCAGACTCTGGTCTATAAAGTTCACATCTAAGTTCATAGACATAGTTCTTTCTGAGTTGATAAAATGGTTTTTCATGCTCAACGAACTTAATCTCAAATAATCTATCTCCCAATGGGAACCAAATCAAATCTCCTTCTTTTGGTCTATCGGAAACTTTTATATCTGGAAGATTTTTAATCAATGGTGTGATATATGTTTCAAATCTTTCTCTAGAAATAACTAAAGTCAAATCATCCATATCTTGGAGACCAAACTTTGATAGTATAGTTCCTTGTCCTCCATATCCTTCATAATCACTTACATATGCTTCAATAGGATATGCATTTTCAAATTCCGAATCTACAACTTCTCTAATAATAGTATCTTCTTTTAAGAAAAATCTTGGTATAAAATATACGTCAACACCATACATCCTCAACTGTTCGTTGACTAAATCCTGAATAAGACCCTGCTCTGATTTGCTGCCGTTGAGAAAAAATGGATTTAACATATCATCCTATCATGTCTAGTGGTGGAAGTTCATATGTAGAAGACATCTTGTCCATAAGAGTATCTATTTCACGTTGAGCATCTTCATAAAGAGTTCTTCCGTTAAACTCAAGACCACCCGGAAGTCTAACTCCTTGAAACTTAATCAGATTTTGTCCCCATTGACGCTTTATTAATGAAGTCGCATATTGCTTTAAAAAATTATCATTCCAAACTAATGAATAATCTGTGGGATTCATCAACCTATCGCAATCAATAATTAAGTAGTTTCCTGCAGAAAGTTGATTATAGTCAACATCCAAATATAATCTGCCTTGTCTTTTATTAAAACGAATCTGTTTTTGAGTCGTAAGAAGAAAATCGATATCGGAAAGATATGATTTTGTCATTGCATATGTTAAAAGATCTAGAGAACCCCAATGATAAACATCATTTAAAAATAACTGGTATTTAACACTGAACATTCCTGAAGATATGGAGTTTTCACCTTCAAACTTAAATATTCTTCTTACACCTAAAACATGGGAAGGTAAAGGAATATAATTTGAGTTTTCATGATAGTCATATGTGCTTTCTGAATATGTTGATATTCCTACACCAGAAGGCGGTCTCGCTAATCCTCTATCGATATCATCTTGTGTTACTTGGTATTTCAAAAATGTTGAGTATGAACCGTCATAACATCTTTCATTAAAAAGTTGTAAAGCATCATCTACAAGATCCTCGATCTGCTCCTCAGCAACATTGATTTCAAGAACAGGAGCACCAAGTTTTCTCAAACAATAATCAATAAATTCTTGTCTTGTAGATGGTTGTGCCATGTGCTTTTATGGTTCTTATACTACTATTTATTTTGCGACAAAGATCTTAACAAGTCTTTAATTTCATTTATATCATTTTTTATGTCATTGAGTTCTTCTTCAATAGACTCTGCTTTTTTTCTTTCGGATAGTATTTTTCTAGAATTGATAATGTAAGATTGATATTCAGAGTTATTCACGTTAATAATAGCTCCTGTTTCTTTCTCTCTTACGAGATTTGAATTTCCCTCAACTTTACTAAAAAGTTCATCATCATTGTAGTATTCATCTAAATCATCTGTTTTCATTTTTTTTTATTATAATGAAGGTTTGAGTGTAGCAATCGCTCTCAACTCTTTTACAAGAGGTGGTTCTGATTGATTTTTAGAAGCAAATATAATTTTGATTGCAAATCCTGTAAACTCTGGAAGATTATCAATAGTATATTCATAATCGGAATATTGTACATTTGAGTTTATGCTGACTTTATCGTCAGATGATCCATCATTTTTAGATGCATCAATAACTCTTTTTATTCCATTTGAATCTGTTTTGTAATTCAGATATCCTGGGAATGGTTCAAAGTTTGTTTCTCCATCTGCTTCATCTTCTCTAAGTATTTTATAAAGAACTCTAATATCATTATTTTCAGTTCTAGAAGATTTTAAGAATAACTTAATAGAGTTTGCTGGGAGTTTTAAGAGAATGGGTTTTGATATATAAACTGCTTCATGTTTTTCCTCCCCACCCCGTATATATTCAACGTCAGCAAAGGTTGAAGATTCTCCTACTCCTGCGGGAGCGTTAATTAGGTTAGATGTCAATATTGCTCCAGTTGTTATATCATCGATTATAGGAGAAACTCTACTGTCTTCTGTATTTAACTGGAACTCCATTGTTAAACTTCTATTTCCAGGAAAATCTTGCAAGTATTTTTCTTCATTAACTCTAGAAGCAAGCAATCTTGGATTATCAAAAAGAACTGGTTCATCTAAAGACATTTCAACATATCCAGCATCTTCAAATGATGATTCATTTCCATCTATACTTGTTCCAGTAATAGTTCTGAGTTTTGCTTGAATAGAAGTCTCTGAAGGTGTTATTGTTGCAAAGTTTGGAGTTATAATATCAAAGTTAACATTAGTTGAAACAAAAGTTCCAGCATCTCCCAACCCTTCATTAGTATTAAATACTAAATCAGAAGTAGCCGCTCTGTTTTTACCAATAGAATTTCCGTCATCATCGGTTGATCCAACTTCAATTGGAATATAGAAAGAGTTAAACTCTAATGGATGATAAGTTTCATCTAAAGAAGATAGTGAATGAATCTTATTAATTCTTCTAAGAGAAATACCATTAAACTGATATTTGTAAACAGGGGTTCCGGCATCATAAGGTTGAGCCTCTCCGACAACTGCTCTTGTTATAGTTGGTGTTCCAGCGCCCAAACTTGTTGCTGAATAAGTTGTATATCCAACAACTTCATTTCCAATAATAATATAACCAGGGTTGTCTCCGTCAACTTGAATACCTTCAAAGGTTTCAAATCCAGCAGTGCTATCTAAGTTAATAACACTCGTCTCAGTATTCGACAAATCAGTGCTTAAAACACTATTAGGTTCATCATCTTCTGGTCTTATATTACTAATCCTTACATAATTTTGCGTGGAATGCATTCCGTGATTAATGGCTTCAATTTTCATATGTAACCCATCAAATTTTGGATCATTAAATATGCTTTCTGCTCTTGGGGGTTGATTAGTAATTGAGTTTATTCCAACATAAGTGGATATACCACCGTTATTTGGGTCAGAGAAAAATACTATTCTACCAGTCTGATATTCTGCGCTATCACCTGCATTTGGACCCTTTCTAACATTTTCAATGATTAAGGAATTTTTTAGTTTGACATTATCAACAGTTACTTGACCGCCAAATCCAACATCTTGTCCTATTGAAGGAATAGATAAAGCATCTCCTTCAATATATCCAAAACCACCATTAATGATTGAAACATCGGATATAACTCCACCGGAAACAGTAATATTTGCTTTTGCACCTTGACCATCACCAGTTAATGTGATAAGATCATAACCGTTTCCATCGTTGTCAAATGTTCCATCGGTATATCCAGTTCCAACATTTGAAATAGTAACTCCAAGACCAGTAGTTATACTTCCTCCTATAGAAACAAGTTTTCCTTGTGCATTATCTTCCTGTAAAATAGTGTAACCTTCTAATAAATCTGATCTTATGAAAGCATTATTATTTAATTTAATGACACTTCTCTTATCCAAAGTTGAAAGTTGATTTGGACCCAAAACAGACACTTTTTCATTCTTTAAACTTAATATAGGATTGTAATATCTTACAGTTCCACTGTCTACAAAATCAGCTCTGTAAAGTTTATACTTAAGATCCTCAAGTTGGGTTGGTGTCCAAGTTGATCCATTTTGTGACTTAAATAGACTTCCCAACGTTGGTTGAGATCCTACTTTAATATTGGTAAGAATGTCATTTTCTCCCAATCTTGAAATAAAGACTCTATAGTTTGAGCTATTTGACAGTAGTACTACTGCATATTCTGCTGTAGTTTCACTTGCTATCGGAGCACCTCTAACTTCTTGTCCCTGTGGTCCAGCCAAGTAAACTGGAGAAGCAAATGTAAATCTTGTTGGAACGCTACCATCCACGGAAAGATTTATTTCATCTGGTGTAAGAGTTACTTCTGAGAATGGGAAAACTGTAGTTGTGGGAACACCATTTTCCATTGTGCGAAGCTGTAATGTAACTGGTATTCCAGATACATCTTTAGTCTCAAAATAAACATCTACTCCTGTTAAGAAAATACCAGTTTCATCTTTTACAAAGAAAGATTGTGCTAGTGGATCCCTAACTTCCCATCTTCTTACGATTCTTCTACGTCTTCTACGAATACGTGTTCTTGTAACAGCAGTAGTATTAGTTCTTACATTTGTAACTGTTGTGGTGTTTATATTTCTAGCAGGTCTAATTCTAATGTTTCTTGTTGTAAGAATATTTCTTACAGTAACATTAGTTGTAGAGGTAGAAGTAAACTCCTCTTCTGCAGAACTTTCACTATCAACATTATCATCTCCTGATGCTGCTTCGGATAAAGATGGAACATCAATCAAAGTAAAAGTATTCTCTCCGTTATTCCATTTTGGATTTCCGGAAACTTTTGCATCTGGAACAAACAATGCACCGATTAATGAACCAGAGTTATCTGAAATTAATCTAACATTAGTAACTCTAGCAACTGCTCCAGAAACTTTTCCTATAAGTCTCATATTAACAGATACTTCACCATAGTAATCAGTTTCAGAAATTTGAGCAAGAGATTTAGTATCAACGTTTAAATAATCAGAAGCCTCAGTATAATCTTCGGGTGGAGCAGATTGGCGATATGGAATTGTAGTGAATACTTCTTCCGGTGCATTTACTAATCCCGATTTGTGATTTGGTTTACATAGTCTAAATCTAATCTTTTTACTCACAAACCCTGGATCACTTTCAACAAGCTCTCCAATCTGGAACTTACCTTGAATCATCTCGATTTCAAGAAGTTTTGGAACAACATAAGATTTAACATCTATTCCTTCAAAGAAAGAATAAAATCTTGTTCTCGGACGTAATCCTTTAGCTTCAAACTCTATATTCCTAGATCTCAAGAATCTAGTTGGTTCTGTGAAGTTGCTTTCACTCTCCTCTACAGTAGTGTCTACTGTTATCTCTGGTGGTATTGTTGTTGTTACTGTATTTGAAGTGGTTCTTACGGAAGTAGAAACAGTTCTTGATGTTCTCAATACATCTCTTCTAGCACCAGGACTAAACTCTAAGAAAACTGCTCTATTTCTTCCCCTACTTTGCACCTGTGTAATATAATTATTCGCAACATCTCTAGGAAGAACACTTCTAAGCCAATTAATATCTGCTCTAGTAAGTCTTTGTCTTATTGCTCTAAAACGAACGACTTGTCTACCGTTTGTTCTTCTTATTTGTGCGGATAAGAATCTAGATCTTCTTCGGAATCTACGCCACCAAAAAGCTCTTCTACCTCTTCTTCTCCATCTCCTCCAAAGAGATCTTCTCCACCAACCCCTTCTTGCCCAAATCCACCTTCTTCTAAATATTCCTCTTTGTGTTACTACACGATTACGGAATACAACTCTATTTCTTGTTACATTATTTACTCTAACTATATTTTCATCCGGTTCTCTAGGAAGAGTTTCTGTATTAGTTGCAAATGATCTATTTACTTCTTCTCTCTCTTCAATCCAACTGTCAGAAGCGGGACTAAGCTGAATACTTCCTGTCCAATACTTTACAAGGAATGGAGTTACACTTTCAGTTCTTGTTGCGTAGGGTTGATTAAAATATTCTACATTTTCATAGTTTAAACTAATAAGATCTCCAGTTTTTTTAACATTCTCAGAACCAAGATTTTCTACAAAAGAATGATCTTTTGTGGGATCAAATTCTGTGGTTACTCCTGAAATAACTTCAGATCCCAACTGCATGTCTATGAATGTAGTATAATGAGTTGGTCTTAAAACATTTTGCTCATCATCTATCGCTATCTTATAATTTGGATCATCCTCATCATGAAGGTCTGTATTACTAAAAGTATCAACAAAAAATCCACACTTTAATCTTTCGATTCCAGTTTCAGCGTCAATAAGTTTTAAGTTTTCAGTTTTAGTTTCTGCTGCATTAAGAATGGTAAACTCTTCAAGTTTTGTTATTCTATCATCAAGAGATGCAATGTCTTGCATCGTATATGTTTTATGAGTTTCAATGTCAACTTCAATGGATCTAACATCGAATACATATGGAGGTAAATTGATTGTTCCAATAAGAAGAGAGTTATCTGGTTCTATTGGTTCTTTTGGATCTAAAGATGGTTCACCTTCGAGTACAGCAAATTCTCCATTAGGTTTTAAAACAATTTTATCTATTCTACCGACATAATATTTGTAACAAACTTCTAGATTTTCTTCAGGTGCTAAAATATATTGAGAAGATTGACCTTTCGCTGAAAAATTTCTCTGTCCATATTCAAATGGTGATTTTGTTAGATTATTTACATTGTAAGGACTCACTCTTGGTCTTATGTCAACATAATCAGTAAGTCTAATATCTTGGAATGAAGCAATGTCATGCTTATAGTTTTCGTTTGGATAACTATTAACAGTATAAAACTCTCCGGTGTCTGTGGATTTTACCGAATAATTTTGAAATACTATTTTTAATTTTCTTTTTGGCGTTTCTGCACCATTTGATCTGATTATTCTAGAATAATCGTAGTAACCAGATCTTTGACCGTCATCAAACGAGTAGTTTTGCGTAATATTTTTATCACCAATAGAAATAGAATTGATTATAACTTGTGAGTTTGATTGTTTTCCTAATACAACTTCACCCTTTTCAAATACTCTTTGATTTACATAAACAAATTCAAGAATATCAGTATTTGTTTTTTTAACTAATACTGCAGTTGCTTTTGAATTCTGACCTTGAATCAACTCCCCTTCCAAGTAACCTGCATTTGTATCTCCTATTAACTGAATATTAGGAAGCACTGCATCTGAAGTTGTACTTGATTCAAAAACACCAATAACTCTTACTACGTCGGGAACATTTAAGGAGATTGTCTTGTCCTGAACTCTAGTTCCATATGGCCTCCTATAAGTAAGTCCATCGTCTAAAGTTCCTTCACCAGTTCCTGATGATTTACGAGTAGAACCAGATATGTTAATAACAGAAGAGGAATTAAAAGTTTTTGTCTTAGAGTTTGGTTTTACATTTTTAACCGTTGCTATTACATCTGCTATTCCGTTTCCACTTTGAGGACCATTCTGAAGATCTACAAAAATAGCTTTTTTACCTGAGTTTTCAATTCTAAATCTATCAAATCTTATAGTTTCTTTTTTTCCATCTACATATGTAATAATGTATCTATCTTCATCAAAAGATGCAAATGTTATGTCTTCTTCTGTTGGATCAATTTCAATAGTTAACTCATTACTAATAACATCAGCTTCTTTAAATAATCTTCTCTGATATATTTGATTATTTTCAAAATCAATTTCGGAAAGAACAGTATTATTAAACTTTGTTAATAAAGTCTCATCATCAAGAGAAGTATATACCGAGTTTGAGATTTTAGAAATATTTGTAATTATATCATTTTGTGTTGGATTGTTCACATCTAAGTATGCACTTCCATTAGCAAATCCAGGGACCGAAGATATTCCAACGACTTCAAACGATTTTCCATTTGGATTTATACTTACAACTTTATTGTAGATTGGATCTAAAGATCCATCTATATTTTCTGGATATCTAGGACCTAAAATAGTATTCGTATATGTTATAATATCTCCAACTTTTAATCCTGTAGTTATATCTGTTGGTACTGAAGCGGATATTGTAGTTATTCCATTTGAGTTAAGATCGGGAGTAATATTAAATAAAGTTCCAGCAGGAGCCAAGAAAGATTTTCTATCCAGAATAACATCACCATTAAATGTGGAGATACCAATCTTTTCTGAGAATACTGACTTAACATCAGATAAGTCATATTCAATAACTTCTTTTATCAACCTTCCATTTTCAATGCCGTTTATAGAAACTTGTTCTCCCCTTAAAAATTGACCATTTACTTCATATAACTTTACTTCATCGAGAACTGTTACATGTTCACCACCAACAGCGGAAATAACCCCTTTAAAGTTATCATCAGCTATTAATGTAGTTCCATCACTGTCAAGTAAACTAAAACTATTTGTATCAAAAACTTGATCTACTGTAAAAGACCTATTGAAATCATTGTTGTTAGTGTCTCTTATTACAATTTGTTCACCTGCTTCGAGTCCATGTGCAGTTGAAAACACAGTAGCTGCAGTAGAAACTTGTGTAACAGTTCCTAAATCATCTATTTGATAACCGCCAAATGCATCTTCTACTGCTCCAACAACATCTGGTTGAGAACTTAATGTAATTTCAAATTCACCATAAGTTGTAATGCCTGCATTTGCTACTGTATATTTTCCTCCAGTTGGAAAATCTATTTCTGAGTAACCAGTTCCAGTTATAAAGATTTCGTCACCATTATCAATACCGTTATCAGCGGCAGACCCTAATGGACCAAGTCCAATTGTTGCAACACCGCTTACATTGTTACCCAATATTGCAAACTGTAATAAAATAGTGCTGATTCCTACAGCACCACCATTAAACTGAATTGTTTGTATATCTGTTACTTCCGAAAATGTATTATAAACATGTCCACTTGCGGAACTTTTTTTTCCATCTATAAAAGATGGTCTTTCTACAACAATAGGTTTGGCAAATTTTAAATCTACAAAAGTTTGAGTATCAAATAATCTTAAGTGCATACGACTTAAATCATCTTGATACTCACTTTCCGGAACATAATCATAAACTCTTGCTAAACCAATTGTAGTTCCTGAGGCGACGTGAGCGTCGTCTCCAATCCTGTCACTCATCAAACTAACAGTAGCATCTGTTGCTAATCCTACAGACGCAGACCCAAATGTATTATTTAAAATATATAACGATCCTGCGTTAAAAGGAACTACTTCTTTTGTACAAGTATCAGAAGCTCGTGGTTTTGATGCATCTATTAATCTAGATGTGGTTGTTTCTACAGAAAATCCTTCAATATATGCTTTACCTGGACCTATTTGGTAAACTAATCTATCTTCCGATGGAGTATTTCCTGCAACCGTTGTTTGATCATTAAAAAATACTCCATCATTTAAGAAGCAATCATTAAGACTATCTTTAACATTAAGACTGAATGATTTTACGAAAAAGTCTCCACTTGTCTCTGCTATTGCTTTAGACGTTTCCGTTTTTGCTGTGTTTATTCTTTTTACATCTTCTGTGTTATTATCTGGGAATAGGGGTATTCCATCCACTACTCTCATCAACTCGATAAAACTATTATTCTCATTAATATCTAAATCTTTTTTAGATAATAATAACTCTAGTTTTAATCTATCTGCTCCAGGTGCGGTAAAGTTTGAAAAGTTTCTAGCATTATCATATAAACTTTCATCCTCATCTGAAGTTACTATTCTTTCAATAATATCAAATCCAACTTTATAAGAAGGATTAGTGTCATATTGAGATAATATTATTGTTTGTGTAGAAAAACTAGCAAAAATACCTCTAGTATAACAAACACCTTCAGTAATCGAAATAGCAGATCCCTTCCCTGCTGAGTTTACGGGTATGGTATTACATAATCCTTGATTTGCTTGAATAACAAATTTATTATTTTCTCCGTATGTTAAAGTGGTTGTTGATACTAAAGTTTCACCATCTTGGAATCTTTTTGTAGTTAAATCTTCTCCACCACTTTCAATGTATTTTACATATAAAGTATAGTTATTTCTTTCCGATTCAATATTAGTAATCAGATCAAAAACCTCTGCAGTTACACCACTAGTTAATCCTTTTAAAATTTTTCCTTTGATAGATTCAAAATACAGCGATACTGGAAGACCATTAAAACTTTGTTCTATTTCAACAGAATATATTGGATTATCATAAACAAAAGATCCTGGAATGACAAGATCTCCCTCTTTAAAAAACTTGCTTCCAAACTGCTCAATCTGATTCTGCAATATTGATTGCGAAGTTGTTAACTCCCTTGCCTGAACAGGATATCCAGGTTTGAAAAGAACCCTATAATAATCTTTATCCTTATCAAAGTCGTCAAAGTATGGAGATACGTTAAAATTAGTTTCCTGTGGCATGACTTTTATTATTAGAACTGAATAATGACTTTAATATCTTCTTTTTGATTTTTAGACCTTGTGATAGGAGGTCTATTATCAATGTAAATTAAATCACCAGAATAAGATTGAACTTCTGGATTTGATAACCCATTTACAAATGGTTGACCCAAGTAATATGTCCTATTATTTATTGCTGTACTTATACCGGGTTCTAAAACAGTTCCAAAGAAAGTATCTATCCCAACTGTTGAATCTGGAGATGATCCACTACGAATAGCGTCTACTGATGGATATGATCTTATGTTTGTATTTCCTCCCGATTCAGGCGAAGATGTAAAATCATATTTTAAGTAACTATAAATTTCTTCATCTTGATTACCTTGAAAATCAAACCCATTTTGAGTTCTGTCCGACCAATACTTTAAAATACCAGTATTCCTATCGAAAGAAATAACTCTTGCTATTGCTGTTTTTCCGGCACCGATAGTTTGAGTAATATATGTATCAGCGTTATAAGTTGCATCATTTATAACCAAAGGATCTAATTTTATTGCCCCAACAGCACTTGCTTTATCTTTTGTCAATATTTCATTTGAGTTAAATGCTAAAGGGTTTGCTACTATCCCAATCTGAGATATTTCATTACCTACAATAAAATCTGGATCTTGGTCATCATTTTCAATTCTGGAATAAATTAGAATACTTGTTGCTCCAAGTTCTCTGTAAATATCTGCCCCATGACCGCCTTTAGGGGGAATAACAACTTCAAATACTGGTTTTGTTGTATAGTTAAAAGAAGAAGCATCAACATCAACAGTTCCATAAGTATATCCACTTCCGCCATTTGAAACTGTTACACTTTCTACTTTGCTGTCATTATTAGTAACTATAGTAACTGTTCCATTTTGTCCATCACCATTTATTGGAATATTACTATATACCGTATTTGGTTGCCCTACGTCTACTCCTCTATTTTTGATTATTACTGTTTTTAACTGTCCACCATCTGCAGCATTTTCTCTAACAGTTGCTACGTCAACATTGTCTTTCCAATTTCTAGGAACTGGTACATATTGTGTAGAATCAAATTTTATAACATCACTAGCAGAAATAGTATACAAATATTTCCAAATATAACCATCTCCACTATTTCCTGCGGATCTTGGTTCTAAATCGGTAAATCGGGGTTCATCTAAAGATGGTTTTCCATTTGGATTTTCAGGATCTTCTCCATTTTCTAAACAAATATAAACTCTAAAATCGCTGTTTACAACATAATAATTTGAACTGTATAAACTAGTTGCCGATGTTTGATTAGATGTATTATCTCTATCAATGTTGTCTCGGTATCTATCAAATATAACACCAGAAATCCAGTCTATTTTTCTTACAACGTTTTTAACATCTTCATTACGAATTCGCTTTAATGCAATCATATTGTCCCAAACAATTCTTTCTTGTTGGAAACTGTCTTTTGGTGATGGTGGACTTTCGTCCCATGTTGAACTATAATCAAATGGATTAGGTAGTCCAACAAAAGCATAATAAGAATTTGATGGATCCGTTACCTTCTCCAAAAAACTATTTGCGTTTAAAATTCTTAGTTGGTCGGTAATGATTGCAGCCATCTTTACTGTTTTTTATATCTATTTATTATAATAATTTGAAGTATTTATGAGTTAGGGGTATACCCCTCAGATTTTAATGGATTTGTTCTAATTACTTTTGCTGTGGTTGTTATTCCTGGATTATTTTCATTAACAGTAGATCCATAGTCATCATATAGTTCAAATGTTTTTCTAGTGGTTCTCTTGTAGTTAAATATTCTTCCCCAAGAATAATCTCCAAAATATCCATTGTAAGTATATCCAAACCCAACATTTCCATCAACTTCTCCAGCTGGTCCTCCACTTGGAATATCTATTTGGTTCCAACTTTCAACAGGGACAGTAACTTGTAAAACTTCAGTTCTGCCACTTCCAACATTTAAACTGTATACTTCAGTTCTAGCAATACTAACTGATGAGACTTGATAGACACAATCTAAAAAGCTTGTTCCTATAAAATGATTTTGACCATTGTATATATTCAATGATGTTATCCCATATCCAGTTAATCCAAGATTAGAGTTGTTTACACGGAAATAATCTCCTCTCTGCAGGGTACTCAGAACTTTTGGATCTGAAACTTGTATATTTCTTAAATAAGAATCATTTTCTATATAAAGTTCAAAAACAATACTATTTTCAAAAAGATCTGGAGTTGGATTTTTAAAGATATATGAAATTCCTGATCTATCATCAGATCCAGATATTTCACTTCCAGGAGCACCAACTATTATCACTTTACCAGTATCACTTATCTTGCATGATCTTCCAAAATCTGCATTAACTTCAATTGAGTTCGATCCCGATAACTTCTTAACTAACTTATGGTTCTTTCCAGTTCTCTTATACACATATGTTGCACCACAATCATTAAAACCAAGAGCCGGATCATCTTTGGATCCAACAATTACTGTTCTACCATTACCTGAAATACTAACACTAGTATCAAGTGTTTGATCATCTAGCACTATAGTTTGATTAAGAATCCATTTTAATTTTACTTTATTAAAATCATAAATGTAAGCATATTGAGATCCAGCAAATCCTCCCTCAGAAATTACCATAGTTGTTCCTTGGAGTGAAATATCAACAGAATAACCAAATCCAAGACCTCTTACTAATGGCTCTTCAATTATAAATGTTTCCGTATATAATCCACTAGTAGCATTTTTTGAATAAACATATACTTTATTATCTTGATATGATCCCACACATAATGTTTTACCAAACTCATCAAAAGAAACAGAACACCCAAATTTAGATCCAACAATCGCTTCAGAACCAGTAAATCTTTGTAATCTTAAGTATGTTCCTACACCAACAACTTCTCTTTCAAAAAGATATACATATCCTTCATTTTCTGACAATGCACCTGCAGATATTACCTTTCCATTTGTAGTTATATCAATAGAGTCTGCTAATACAGACGTTTCATTAACTATAACAGTAAATCCTATTCCAGATCTAGCATCAAATGCATTTAATTGAGTGAAAGTATCTCCTGATCTTTCATAGACATGTAATACACCACCATTAGTAACACCTATTTCATCACTGGGAGCACCAACAGCGACAATGGTTCCATCACCACTCATTCCAACCGATCCTCCATATGAATCTGTAGTATCTCCATCCGAAACTAATTGACTTAAAGTTGCAATTCCAGTAATCGTGTCAGTGTCGTAGTCATAGTCATAAACGTAAGCAAGTCCAGTGTTTCCTGACCCAATAAACTCATCAAAAGGAGCGCCAACTACAAAAGATGATCCAGTTTTATTCATCGCAACAGAAAATCCAAAGTTATCTGCTGAGTCTGAAGCATATACTCCAGTTACGAGACCAACCTGTGTTATTGGTTCTGGAACTGCTCCTGTCGTCCCTATTCCTGTCAATACGCCAAAATCTCCATCATAAATTACATCTTCTATTCTCTCATACTTTGTTTTTGGAGGAGATATAAACACATTTGGAGCAACGTCTGTATATCCATATCCTGGATTTGTCACAGTTATGCTAGTAACTCTTCCATCAGTTAAAGTTGCTTCAGCTTGTGCTCTTTGATTTGATGTTGTTCCTATTCCAGTAAAGTTTGGATTTGATATTGAAACATCTGGAGTTTCTATGTAATTAAATCCAGGATAATCGATATTCACCGAAGCAACTCTAAGATTGTTGGATAAAGTAGAAGTAGCACTAGCTGCTATTGCTACTCTTTCTTCAATAATAAAAACATCTCTTTGTGGTTCTTTATTTACTCCAACATCTTCATATTCATCGTTGCTATCAAAGAAAGTTCTAACATTGTCTAAGTAAATATCATTTTCAGTGCTTCCTATACCAACAGAACGCAATAAAGTTGTTTTTGGATAAATTTCGGGTTCATAAGGTTTTCTTGACTTTCCAACTACATTACCATCAATAATTTTGTCTACAAGTTGCTTACACCAAGTAACTGGTCTTTGTAACGTTTCATCTAAAGTTACTCCTGGTGTAGAGTACGTATTAGTTTCTAAAATATCAGTTGCAGTAATATCGGTTACAGTTCTAGGATCTTGCTGTAAAGAAATATCTTGACTATTTACTGTAACGATATCACCAATTTTTATAGTTTCTAAAATATCTACAAATTGAGTATCAACTTCGGTTGTTCCAAAATAAAATACTATTACACATTTATCTCCTTCATTAGGTGGCTCTACAAATGTTAATATACTTCCACCCTCAAACTTATATGCTTGATTTGGGACTTGGTATATATCATTTATAAACACTATTAAGTTATATTCTAACTCTAGTGGAGATCCAGGACGTGATCTTAAAGTAGTTTGTATTCCTCTTAAAAGTATCGGGAAATCTACTCTAGATCCGTTAAACAATCTACTAATATCGTCAAATACTACTAAGTCTCCAAAAACTAAACCAGCAAATGAATCAGTAAATGTTTGATCAATCAAGACCTGAAACTCTTCAAATGTATTTCCGGTAGTTACATCGTATGAATAAACTACACCAGTTGTTCCAATGCCAACATCATTGTAAGAATCAAACTGAGCGCCGACAAGTAAGTTATTGCCATCACCGGATAAAGAAACAGAAGTTCCATAATTTGCATTAAGATTATTGGCATATACACCAGTTTTTATTCCAACATTTACATAATCAAGACCAAAATAGTTAGATGTTCTTCTTTCGTACAAATATACTACACCACTAGAATCCGGAGAACCTGGTTGTTCATCATCAATAGCACCAACAGCAATAATCCGCCCATCGTCACTTATAGAAATAGATTCTCCAAATCTATCGCCAGTTTCTTCCGAGTATAACCCCTTCAAAACTTGAACTAGGTAAAAATTATTTCCATTTATTTTTTCAAAAACATATACTAATCCAGTTGTGGGAAGTCCAAGACCTGATTTATCATCTACTGCTCCAATAGCAATTATTTTTCCATTATTACTAACATCCACACTATATCCAAATTTATCTCCAATTTTTAAGGTCGTTAATTTTGGAGATGTAATTATTCCAACTTGATTTATTGTCCCTAAATCTTTTTCGTAAACATAAACAAGACCGAAATTATCATTTGGATCTGTAGTATCTTCATCAAATTGAGCACCAACAGCAATATAAGCTCCTTCTGGACTTATAGCAACTGAAGTTCCAAAATTATCACTTGGGTCTACAGCAAGAGATCCCTCAATAATTCCTATTTGAATAAATTGAATCGGAGGTCCATCATCTCTCTCGTAAACATATAATAATCCAGAGTTTGTTGCATTTAAAGGTGCTTCATCTCCAATTGCTCCTACAAGTATTACATTACCATCTCTTGACATATCCACAGACCAACCAAAGCGATCTCCAGATCCGGAATAAAATCCACTTAATATTCCAACAGTATTAAATCCTACTGGAGGACCATCATCTCTATCATACAAGTAAACTTGACCAGATTGTATACCTACAGTAGGGTTCTCATCAAATGGAGCACCTACTACTATTTTTGATCCATCACCACTAATAGCGATAGAGAACCCGAAGTTATCATCTTGATTAGATGCGTAAGATCCAGTAATAATTCCAACTTCATTAAATGAATTTCCTACTCTGTCAAATGCATATACTATTCCAGAAGAACTTTCTGATCCGTCGATATTATCATAAGGTGCTCCAACAATAATTCTGGTTCCATCGGTATTATTATCAACTTTAAAACCAAACCTGTCGTTAATAGTTGTAGATAATGATCCTGTGAAAATTCCTATTGCATTAGATACACCAGTAACTTGGAAAGTTGCAAATGTTGGTATTCCGGTTGGTCCACCGACAGGAACAGTCAAGATCTCACCTTGTCCATAAGAATAACCAGATCTTGTTAACTCAAACTGTTCTATTTTTCCATCATTTCCAACAATTAAATCACCAATAGCGTAAGATCCAATTCCTTGAGGTGAATCATTAGAATAGATGAGATTTATATTATTGTATGATAAAGGACTATCAATATTTAAGTAAAAATCATCATATCTTATAATTTCTACTCTATCCTCTTGAAGTATATTTTCAGTAGTAATATTTTCCGAAAGATTTAAAGAAAACTCACCTACTTCTAAAATATTATATAATTTTTTACTGAAAATATAGTCCGGGAACCTTACGAAATCAGTATATGTATTAATTCCAGATGTATCTGATATTTCAACAATACTTTGTCCAGTAAGGGCAGTTTCTCTTGCGTTTATATTTTTAATTACATTGTATTGTGTAAATCCTATTCCAGTGTTTGTTATAACAGGTTCTTTTACTTTACCGTCATATATTGTAGAGAATCCTATTAATACTGATTGTTCTCCTTGTGTTACATTTCTAACTTCCCCACCACCAAGATAAGTATGCGGTCTTACAGTTTTTCCGGTATTTAAAATAAATGTGCTATCGGAAAGTTTTTCAATTACTTCAAACTCAAATCCAAATCTTCCAGATGGTAGTAAAATAGTTGCAAGGACAAAATCACCAGACGATCCATTTATAATATTTACTGGAGAAGGAACAGAATTTTCATCAACATTTATTGTAAATCCTTCCGTAGAACCGTTATATGAAACTGGAGTGTCAATAACAGTATAGTTAAATCCATCTAACTCCGTTCCGGTATTTCTTATTAAGACTAAATCACCGATATTAAGTTCAGTTTCTTCATCACCTACATTAGTAAATGTAACTATCCCTGAGGTGTACCTAGTTTGACCTGTAGAGGATTTTACTGCCTGTGTGATAGCACTATCGAAAGTATGAGGATAAACGTCTCCAGGTTGACTATAACCAACGTATACGACTATCTTATCGTTATCCGGTACGTCTAAAACTTCTATAAGTCTATTATATGCATAATCGCCTTCTCTTGGATATGAGGATGGATCTGGACCAAGAGTACATGTAAAAGATAATCCTTCTTCTTCTAAAAATACAAAATCTCCAGTAACAACTTTAATAGGATATGGTGTTTCGGTGTTAACGCCAACAAAACTGTGCAGTCCAGTGGATCCATTACCATCCCCAGCATTAAACTCAAATGTATTTCCGGTAACATTACTTATTGTGAGCAATGTGTCATATGCTGGATCCGGATCACCATCGCCAGCAACTGGTCTCGGATAATACGTTACACCAGAACCTTCAGTACAACTAAATCCAAGAGATTCGGGTGCTAATAATATTTTATCTCCATTTGTAAGTCCTGTAGTGTCTAAAACAAAAATAGTAGTGAGACCAGCAGAAGTTCCATTTGGAGTATATTGAGCATCAGTAACGGAATACGCTAATCCCGCTTGTAATTCATGATCGGATGCAAATGTTATCGTCGAAATACCGCTTGCCGCATCATATGTAGCATCAATAACTTCCGGTAAAATGCCTAAAGTTGATGCATTTACTCTCTCAAAGGTATGAACAGAGTCATTTTCTCCTGCTGCACCAACATTAACAACTACTGATGTGGCAGTAGTGCTTAAGATTTCATAGTTTCTCTTATAGTTTGCATCATTAGGTCCCGGATAATAAGACGTTGTAGCATTTAAATCCAACTCACAGCTAAAACCAAGTGCTTCTGGTTCAATATAAAATCTGTCTGAACTGAATGTGTGAACTCCTACAAAAACTGTTGCTATTCCACTTACTGGATCATAAATGGCATCATATACGCTGCGTTGTTCGTTAATAGATTCATCAACAACAATGTCATCAATCAACTGTCTTCTGTTTACAGAAAGACCTTGAGGATTAAAAGCTCCTCCACTATCACAAACGTATTTAAAGTTTCTCAGATCTACAAAGTCACCCTCTAAAAAGTTGAGTCCAGGTGCAGTTATTGTAGTTAATCCAGTTTTTTCATCATAATCTGCTACAGTAGCATTATATGCCTTTACAGTATCAACATATATGTTTGCAAATCCTAGATTTGGATTTTCTACTTTTAAGAAAACATTGTCCTGTACTGATGTTGAAGTTATTCCCGGTTTTAAAGTACTAACAACAACAGAAGAGTTATCAGCAAATGAATTTAAAGTTAAAGCATCTATTGTAAATGTTCTAAGTACATCATCTACCGCTATTATCTCTACATTTATAGCTGCATTGGTTACTGTCAAATAATATGTGGGATTTCCTGCATCTGTACTAATTCCAAGGGTATCAAAAACATTAATTTTATCCGTCCCTATACCAGCAGGTTCTGTTGATGCAGTATCTCCAAAAAATTCATAACTGGAAAACTGCGAAACTTGATCCCAAGCATCAGTTCCATTAGCAATATCCACAAATGTATCACCGATTGATACTACTCTTGTATTGTTTACAGTTGAGTTTAGATTAATTCCAATACTATCTTCAACCGAAAGGGTGATAATGGTGTTTCCCGAAGAAGATAGTAAGTTAAGTTTATCAAACAAACCATCAACATCATTAATAAAAAATCTATTTGATGGTGCTTCTGTTGGATAAGTTATTTTTGAGGTTAACGTTAAAACTTCAGGTGCTCTATACCCGGATCCAGTATATCCAATAGATATTTCTGATATAGTTCCTGCGGCAGAAACAGTTGCAGTTCCACCAGCAGCAACAAGTGGTTGATATCCATATCCTTCATTATTTCCGATGGATACTATTATTCCACCTCTAGGTATTGATGCGGTATTAATATCTTCGGGATTTGAATTTACATTTCCAGTAAATCTAATCGTTGTAACCCCAGCACTTTCTCCGAGACCATAATCTATAAAATCTGGAGTTTGAAAAACATTATTAATAAGGACTAACGCATTCCCTGTAGAAAATCCAGTAACATTATCGCCTTGATTTTTTAAAACTGCCTGAGTGCTTATTCCTAAAAATTGGTTAGAGATATCATCCAGTAAAAAGTTTCTTTCATATGGACCTATTGTAGTATCTTCAAATCCTGATCTTAAAAATACTCTTCCATTAAAAGTTGAAAACGTTTCTAATCCAACATAATCCCTATCCAATGGATCAGTTCTAGTAAAATCTGTGGTTGGACTTTTATCAAATGGAGGAACAGGAAAGTAAATAATATTATCTACAATTTGATATGCTCCAGTTTGCTTTACAACTGGATCACCGGCAAGATGGTCTTCTAAGTTTGATCCTAATATCGGTCTTCTAACAACAAATGTTGTACTATTGCCAGCACCAACGAACTCGATTTTCATGAGTTCATTTCCAATTCTAATTAAATCACCAGTGAAAAACGAGGTAACACCAACAACAACTGCTAAATCACTAGCACCGGAAAAATCTTCCAGTAAAGAAGTTTGTATTTGAGTATCAATTGACGGAGTTTGTATTACATTATCAATTGTTATTAAACTTCTAGTATTTGGTTTTTCGCCAATAAATTTATGAGACGCTCCAATTCCAGCTCTTGCTATATCAAATACTTTTGGGATTCTTTGTAGTGCATCTTCTCTTGTTTCTGCCAACTGTAGAAACTGATTATCTGGAGCAACTGCAAAAAGAGTTCTTGGCAACCTCGAAGTGATTCCAACATTAACGACATTAGTTTCAGCAATTCCAATGGCATTTGAATTGCCTTCTGTCGCATTGAGGAAATCTGGGAACTGATACTCTAATTGTTCTCCGGTTTTGAAAAAATGATTTGGTAAGCGAATTCTGTTATTTGTGCTATCTACAACAAAGTTATTTCCACCATCAAATAGTCTATTAAAAATAGTATCTCCTTTGTGCCTCAGTTCAGCACTAAGTTGAACATCAAATAACCTTCCGATAAAAAACCCAGTACCAGCGTTAATAATTCCCATTTATCTTGTTTTATTTGTTTTAGAAACGACCAACGTTTATTTGGAATCCACGTATTTCTACAGTTGTTAAGGGTGCTGGAACAAACTCTAAGTTTGTGTTTGATCCCACCAAAGATGTCCTAAAAGATCCTATACCTGACTCTCCAAATACATTAGATGGTGCTGGTATAGTAAGAGTTCCAAATTCAGAAATATATGAGTTAATTTGATCATTTATAATCTGTATCTCACTAACTCTATATTCTCTATTTATTGGTCTATTTGTATTGATACCAGTGAAACCAAGAATAGTTTCCTCATCATTTGTTATATCATTTATGAATAATGCAAATGGTTGAGTGCCCTCAAACTTCCATAAGTCTGCACCTCCAGCTAAATCTGCAGCAGTTCCACTTACATTTGTACCCCAAGCATTAAATCCATTATCACCATCTCTAGAGACTTGTGTAGGAGCTTGTAGCGTTCCTCCAACTAATACATGTGTTTCGCCTATCTGCCATGCGGCACCATCCCAATATGAAACTACTATAGTAGTGTCTCCATATGGAGCAGCTATTTGATAATCTGATAATGTATTACCCCAAGAATAGGTATCAGTAATATAATCTTGTAGTATACCTTGAATACAATCACTACCCGATCCATCAGATCTTTGTAATGCTACTACTGGTTCGGTGCTGTAAGCACCAGCAGTCGATATTCCTAAAATTGGATTTCCATCAAAGTTTCCATAAGCAGTAGCACGTCTTTCCGTACTGGGAGATGCTGCTGAATAAACATAATACTTATAGCTTGTTGACCCTATCCCGGTTACAGAAGGTGCTATTACAGAGTTATCATTTGATCCTGGTCCTTGAGTTGTCATTACGACAGGTTGATCCGATTCAAAATAAACCCATCCATCTCTTACCGAAGAAGTTAGTATACCTGCGGTATACTTATCAAGCGACAATGTATCTGAAGATATTCCAAGAATTCCATTTGGATCTTCATCATATTGATTAATAACAGCATCCTCAAATGGAGCATAAACGTAGTATGTAGAAATTCCAGATGGATCTCCTCTATCTTCAACATACACACCAAATGTTGTTCCTGCATAGGAAACTGGAGCAGTTTTCCAATGTGCTCCTTGTTCTAAGAAATGAACTGCTTTAGTTGCATAATATCTAAATCCACTAGTAAATCCAACTGATCCCCTTTCAGGTTGATTTCCTGTAGTAAGAATAACTTCTTTGTAACCAAGGGTATTAATACCAACGATTTCAGTTTCAGGATAAATTGCGGAATAGTTCACCGTAGCATCATCAAATGCATACCAATCAGATATTCCATGATCTCTGTCACCATAACTTATTGGAATTGGTGATCCTGTTTGTATTCCAGTAACATAAGGAACTATATAAGAGCACTTATATTGAGTCGTGTAATTAGTTACTTGTATTGGTTCTGGTATCTCAGTTCCTATTCCAGACGCTTGGAATGATTGAACATTTCCCGTTTCGTAAGATAATGATCCGGTAACAGTTTTTTCGGTTCCTGCAATAGATACAGTTATTGTTTTTATATCATAATCATCAGTTAACTCTTCATATGGTGTTGCTATAATATCAGTTTGACCATCAGGAAGAACATTTACACTATAAGAAACTATACCAGTTACTGCTTCATTAGACCCACCAGAAGTAGTTAATTCTCCATATTCAATAATTTCTGCGTTTCCATAATCATCTTTAATAACAGTTATTTCATTTACTTGATAATAATTTGTTGTTGCAGATCCAGTTTGAACTATAATTTTAGATGCGGCATAAGTAGCACCAATTCCTATTATTGTATTACCAACTCCCGCGAAAGAACCACTCGTAAGAACCCCGACCTGATTGTATATTCTAGCAATATCACCAAACTCCAAATCTTCAGTATCTTCTGGATCGTCTGTCATTTCTAAAATAATATAGTCAATCAAGAAGTTATTAATATCGGCTTTTTCTGGGAAAAATACTATATTTTGCTGACTACCAATGATTTCGGCATCAAAAAATGCAAGATCATAGTTTGTTTCTACTCTTCCATACCTGTTAGTGAAAATACTAGGATCTTCTACATCATCATCACTGTTATGCACAGAAACCAAAATACTTGTTTGCTTATCAGTTGAAAATCTTCTATCTTGCACAAAGAAGAAAAACTTTCTAGTTCTGATGTCAAGATCGGATCTTGATACAATAGAAAATGGTGTTTCTCTTGGTAAAGCATTAAAGTTTTTACTAATGTCATCAATATTCAGTACTCTATTTCCTCTAGACTCAATATAATCTTGAAGTATCACATTTCCAAATATTAACTCATTTGATTTTATTGGGTTTAAAGAAAAAGTAGTTTCCCTAACAAGATCAAAGTCATAATAACAGTTCATACTAACTTCAGATATAATATCTCCTATACCAAAAGAAATACCAGTGTCTTGTGATGTGGATATTCCACTGTATTGAATAGGCAAAGATTCGACTTCAAGTTCAGAAAATCTTTTAAATCCTGCCGTATGGTTTAATGATCCAACAGCATCATCCCATATTCCAATAGGAACCTTAGACTTTAATGAGTACGAAAAATATTGATAGTAGTCACTATCATTGGTTCTCTGTAGATCTTGATTTAATTTTCCTGTGTCAGAATTCCATCCTTTATTAACAACAGATGTACTTCCGGTTTTATAACCAGCATCAAATTCTAACTTAGTGAGTAAGTTTGCTTTTGTTTTTGATGTTTGACCGATTATTTGGTCTCCTTCACCAAAAATAATTCTCTCAGCAATTTTTATATAGTCATTAGAGTTGTCCCATTGTTCGACAGTTCCAACTGAAGTCCCTGAACGGGTAACTAATTCTTCATCAATAATAAAATCATTTTTTTGCAGTTCTACTTCATAAGTTGGGAAAAACTTTACAGGCACAACCCTAGCAGATTGTGACACAATAGAATCCACACTATACTCATCACTTCCAGGAGCACCAAAAATAACCTCATCTGGAATATAACCTTTAAAGTCTAATGTAATAGATCCCGAAGAACCGCCAATGTTTGGATCTCTTCTAACTACTCTAAAAAATGCATAGTTATAGTTCTCAGAGTTGAATCCAGGACTAGTTCCTCCCGATGTTTCTTCTAAAGTTATAACATCTTCAATAAAAACAAAATCACCAAGTTCAAAAGGAAAATCAAATATACTACTGTATTCTGTACCTAAGAAAACTTGAATTGTAGTTAAGTTACTAAATGGCAAACTATCTGGTAAAGTAAAATCATTTTCTTCTGCATCATCAGGAAGTTCAGCATTGTCTGAAGCAGCAACAACTTCATTACTATCAGAATTATTTGCAATATCTAAAACTATTGGATTTGAAATATTTAAAAGTAAAGGAATACCATTTGTATTATTTACTGGGACCAATCTTGGTACAATATTAGAAAGATTCTTTGTATTTCTAAGAATAGTAACAAAGTTATCTCCCAAGTCGTACTGAAGAACAACATCATCGATTACCAAATCAGTTTTATTGTCTATAACTGCTATATTTGGTGCTTGTAAATAGTTTTTTCCATTATTAACAATGGAAATCTGTTTAAATGAATACAGAGGTTCTACCTTGTAAATTGTTGGGAGACTAGCAATAGGTCTGATACTCAAATCGGAAGAATAATCAAATCCAATATCTTTTATGTTTACTGTTTTAATTTCACCAATATTTGTACTGTTAGCACTTACAATACCTCCAGTTCCGGAATCACTAATTAAATTTGTTTCAGATGGAAGTTTGTAAAAATACCTCCCTTTATTTTTAACTGTTGCTTTATCTATTGGACCTAAAGCACTTTTAGATGAGGTTTTGTAAGTTATTACAGAATTATCGAGAGTATATAAGTCTCTTTCTGGATCTACGGGTATTTGATATTTAAACTCTGAAAATAAAAATGGAGGTAAAGATGGATCTCTTTCAATCGGATCGAATATTTTATACTCACCATCATAACCACTATTGACAACAGAAAGAATATTATTATTTTTTTGCTCAGTATCAATGGATATTAGTAACTTACTTTGTGGTATTGAATTAACATCAAGAGAGTTTAACTTATAATAAAGATTTTTAGGAGTATCTTCAGTAATTTTTACAGAAACTTTAGCAGAAGCATTAACTCCTATTTGACCAACTTTTGTTACATCAAACTGATTAGTATTTTTTGATGATATAAATGGGTGATTAAAGTTAGAATCTACAAATAGTTTAAAGTCAAATGCAGGAACACGTAAAGTTGAGTTTCCTTGAGTAAATGACAATGTTTCGCTGGATAAATCAAATATTATAGTTTGACCAACTATTGCAGTTATTGGTGGGTTTATTGAATAAAATGTTCCATCAGTTGCACTGCCCAAATTTACAAACTTTGGAAACTCTTTTTTACTTTCATATAAAGTTTCAGACAAGGCAAAATCATTTCTTCCAATAGCAACAACGTAATAAATCTCATTATCAGATAAACCTATTATTGGATTTGATGAACGATATATTATTTTATCTCCTGTTTGATAATTATGATCATTAATTGTAAACGTATTGTTTGATAAATTTACATCTGTATCAACAAAAGATTTTGGATTTGCTACTAAAAGTCGTGCGTTGTCATTATATTCTATAACGACGGTTTTTATATCATCTGGTTTTACTTTTATGTCTATCAAATCATTCGTTGTTAATCCATGAGAAGAAGCTGTTGATACCGTTACAATATTTTGAGAAACTTTTGCAGATAAAATATCACCTCTTAAAGTAGTTAGTTTATGGTTATCTCCATCTACGTATTTAAAAAATAACAATGGATCACTATTATCACTCAAATCTTCAACATTTCTATATGCCCCAAGACTACCAGTAGTTCCCAGTCCAACAAAAACTGTTGATAAACCTATTAAATTATCAGATAGTTTTACAACTTTTACTCTTGAAGGTAAATCAAAAGTATTAATTCCATCTGTAGATACAATTATTACTGGAGATGTTGTGTTACTATAATCTAAAACTTCGTTAGTTTTGAATCCATGATTTGGTAAATATATTGATTTTGTTGGAATATTTAAAAAAGATCCATCAATAGTTGGATATTTGAAATATATTGTACTTGTTATTCCTGGACCAGAAGTAGTTCCGACCCCAACAGATTCTTTAGCATCAAAATAATAATCATAATTTGACTCAAGATTGTAATAAGTTTGTATTCCTAGATTTACATTAAACTTTCTAGATTTTTCTGTTAATCTTGTTCCTACGTTAAGAGTGCCTGGCGATTGAACTCCATTAGTCTCTCTATTAACTCTTATTAATTTAGAATTTTGATTTACATTTAATATTTTAATATTTTCTCCTGAAGGTAGAGAGTAAACATCATTTTCTCTTATCGATGGATAAGTTAAGTCACCAGAAACTTCAAAATAAGTAGTTATTCCAGTTACTCCACTTATTGGAACTTCTTTTGTTAAGAAAAGATTATTATTGAAAAAGTATATATCCTTGAATGTAATTCTTTCTATAGGAGTTGTTATTGAAACAACATCTCCAGTATTATATCCATGTGGTTCATTTGTAAATCCTATTAAATCGGTCCCATTGTCATTTTTTATAAACTCAACATTTTCAAAAGAAGACCTTGCTATTGAAACCGTTCTAACATCTTCTCCAACAATAGAAGAAACTACTGCTGTAGCGTCTTGACCTATAACATCACCGTTTTTAAAACTAATTTTATCGTTTACTTTATAGTTATTACCACTAACTACAACATCAACAGATTGTATTTCTCCAAATGTTGCATATTTAACTTCACTAACTGGATCTTTAATTTTATTTGGTTGTAACAAATATTTGTAAAAACTTTCTTTAGTATCTTTTAACTTATAGGGATGTGTATTTCTATACCATCCTGTTTTATTAATATCGATATCATTTTGATTTGAATCTCTATCAAAGTTAAAATCTATAGGTTTGGACTTAAATACATTTCCAATAACATATGGGAACTGTGGAGGATAACCTTTACCTTCGATTAAATTAGAACTAGTGTCTAGTGTACAAAAATATGCATAAACTCCCTCTGGATAATCTGGAGTTATGCAAAATCTTCCATTACTTTCATCAAGATCGCCTTCGTTTGCTTCATTATATTCGTAATCTTCAACAAAAAACCCATTTGGATATTGTACAAAAGATGGACCTTCTTCTCTTTCAGTACCTGGTTTTATTTTATATCCACTTTTTAGTGCTTTTACAGTACCACTAGTTCCATTTGCAAATCCATATGGTCCATATATTGGATTTCCATCATAAGCCCATCCAACAATAGGAGAATGAGTTTTTATTACATTTCTATCAATATCAAAATCTAAAACAGCACTATTATTCTGATCTATTCTATAAAGAACTTGTCTAAGTTGATCTGGAAGATATATGTGAGTATATTCAATTCCATATCTATCATTTAATCCACCATACAAGATTCCGCCATCAGCAGTTTCCCTAAAAGTATCTCTATATCTTCTCAATAAGTTTAAGTTCCAAGATTTTATTGAAGAAAATACTCGTAGTCCCTCTCCAGTATCAATAATATCAATTTTTGTATTTTCAATAGTATATCCAGTACCTGAATAAATTATTCTAATTTCTGTAATTTTTCCATCTTTTAATACTGGTGTCAATACAGCTCCAATTCCATCCCCTCTTACAACTATATCAGGAACGGAAAAATAATTTTTACCTTGATTGAGTATTAAAACTTGTTCTATAGAACCAGTGCTTGAAATAATTGGAAGAACTGACCCAAGTTCTCCTTTTCTAACAGAAACCTCTGGTTGTCTCGAATAGTTTATGATTTCTGATGTTCCATATTTATCTCCTTTTTCAGAAACAAATATGTTTTCTATAGAACCTCTAAAAATTGGTTGAACTTTAGCATTTAAATCTTGCTGACCGGAAGTAGAAACTCCAATAAATCCAGTAATAGAAACATCTATTGGCTCATAGTTAAAGAAGTGTTTTCCAGTTCCTGAGCTAGTTATATTTACATATTGTTCTATAGTAAAAAAGAAATCTTTTGGATTTTCTCCACCGCTATTAACATTAGAAAGTTTAAATGTATCATTATCAATCTTAGTGACATAATAAGGAGAACGTTCTACTATTCCACCTATTGGAGTTCCATCACTATAATGTATTATTAATTCTCCACTATTAAAACCATGATTAACTACTTTAATCTCGTTAGTTACTACATTTACATTAATTGCATCTGTAGATACCAATTTATTTTGATATCCCGATCCCGGAGAAATAATATTAATAGATCCAATCTTTGATTTATTTTTTACAGATTTAAATCCATGTATTCCTAAAGATGTTGATGATATTTGTATTGTGTTGATTCCGGAAACAGCATCTTCTATAGATTTAAATAACTTTATATTAAATGAATCAACTACATTAACTACGTATCTACTTTGTGGTTGAAGACCTTGTATTACTTGGTTAGGAGCATTTTCATAAGTAACTTCCTCAAAGTTTTCAAAATTATGATATGTACTAAAACCAATAATATTATCGGTAAGATTCAAACTACTTGATGATGGTATAAACTCTGCAGTATATGAAAATGATTCCATAATGGGTTCTGCAATAGCCCCTTGACCATTTCCACCATTTATGAAGATTTTAGGTGTTCCCACATAGTTAAATCCTTGATATAAAATATCAAGTCGCTTCAAATTTCCTACTACATTTGGATATATAACACATCCACTTCCAATATTTCCAAGTGTTATAGAATCTGTTCCTATTCTTGCTTCAAATCCACCTGTTCCGCCTATATCTAAAGAAGTTCCTCCTTCTCCACCAAGACTCAATATTAAATTGTTTATTCTTACTATAGATCCTCCAGTTTGATTTACAAATAATTGCTTATTTCCAAGTACCAATGTTTTTCCATCAATAACAATTGGTGTTCCTCCAACACCACCATATGTTATTGGGTTGACGTTAGAAGTTACTCCAAATTTAATAGGTTGTCCCGAAAAAGTAACTAATGTTCCCCTATCTGAAGAATATGAAAGTTTTGCTCCACCAAAATCATTAAGACTTAACTCTGGTGCGTGTATTACATCATAGTCTCGTCCGGGTGCGACAGCAATAACCTCTTCGATTGGACCATAAAAAATATTATCACTAGATTTATAGTTTAATAGTTCTACGCCATTAAGAAAAATACCATTTGCACCGCTTCTAGTTTTTTCTTTTTTGGTGTCTAGAACTGGATCAGACAGTTTTCTGATAATATTTTGAGGACCTAACAACTGTGGGTTAAGATTTTCAGTTGAGTCAAAATCAACTATTGAAAACTCAAAATATTGTAAAGAATAGTCTCCTTCTCTCGCAAAAGGTATAGAAGGATCGTCAGGTAAAACTAAACTAACATATTTTTCATTTAAAATATTTGATCTGCTACTTGCTAGTTTTAGTCCATATGGATCACCAGATCCTCTAAATTCTTTAACATAGTAAATACCATCCGGAATTGGTGCGATACTAGGATTTAAGTTTCTAAGAACTACCTCATCCCCAGTATAAAAACTATGTCTTAGTGCTTGATCACCTGTTCCACTATCAACAAATACTGTAATATATGAGTAATCTATATCACCATCTGTAAACAATATATCATTTTTTTGAAGTCCATCTGGACTTATTACACCAAAGTTATATTTACCGATTAAAGATCCATCCCTAACATCTATACTGGAAGAGTAAGATGGTAGAGATGGGGAAGAAATATAAGTCTCATTATTTTTATTATCAATGTAAGTGTTTAAAACATTTACACTAAAAATATTCAGTTCTGGATACTCATTAATAGAGCACTTAGTAATAGTCTTCGTTAATGTTTTTCCTACTATTTCAGGAACACTGTTATCAGTTAATGGTGTTCCAAATGATTCACTTAACTGAACCAACAAAGTTTTTTTGTTTAAAACTGATGTTATTGTTGCGGTTAAATCGGAAACTTCATCAAAAAGAAATAAATCACCTTTATAAAAATTATGATCATCTTTAAATGATATTCTATAAATGTTATTGAATATATCTTCAATAAAAGCACTATCTACTACATAAGAAACTGGAATGTTATATATCCAATTGTTATTTTTCCTTTCTACGGAATCAAGGCCAAGAGATCTTACTTTAATTCTATTTCCAGCTTCATAAAGAAAAGTTTGTTCTTGTTGTTCAAACTCAGAAAGAACTCCAGTTATTCTTACTTTTACTATATTTCCATCATCACCAAATCCGTAAGCAAATGCAGGTGAATATACTTCACTATTAGTATAAATTGTTGAATCTATATTATCAATAAGATTACCTATTGTTTTGCATTTTAAAAACTGAGTAGAAGTTTTTTCTTGGTATGATATATTGTACTCAAGTGTTGTCTTGGTAAATGGATCAACTGTTTTAACAATTAACTCACCGGAATTTGGAAATCCTATGGTGCTATCAACATCAATAAAAGTTGATCCAGATTCTATTAGTTGTATTGATTGAGTTTTAGGATGAATAGAAAACTCACTAAACAAAGTTCCTCTAAAGTTTATATCTCTTTCATATCCATCATCAATACTTACAATATAATAAGTTCTATCGTCTCTTGCTATTCTTTCTACCAAAGAGACTGTTCCTCTAGCACTGGTTATAAACCCGAAATCGTCTTGGAATAATGTTTTATTATCCAGTTCTTCGGGATTACCTTCTAACGCCTCAACAACAAGATCTTTAAGAACTCGATAATCTGCGTTTGATGGTTCTATTAGGTAATCTCTCGGTTTAATTACTTTTACTTTTTCGCCATAAAGAGCGTTGAATAATATTCTAAATGAAGTATTTGTACCTTTAGATGAATAAAAATCCTTTGATTGTTTGATAAAAACTTCTTGGTTTAAATCGGTATTTAAGTCCCTATCTTCAAATCCAGGGAGATAAAGATATTTTATTTTTTTTAAAAATTCCTTTAAAAATATAGAACTTAAATTTCTAACTTCAGATCTATTAAAATGCTCTTTGGACTCCGTATCGGAAAAAGTTAACTCATCATTTTTTTCGGTTAACTCAGTTATTCCAGAAAATCCTCTAGAACAATCTTTTAATAAGTATGATGGATATGAAACATTATCAATAACAATATCTTCACTTTCTTCAAGTTCTTTGTATAGTATGACTTCATCATCAATCTGAACTAATCCATATGTTAAGGGTAATGATTTTATACTATTGTCTTTTGTATAGATTAAAATTTCGTCACTGTCAATATTAATATTACTTTTAACAGTCTGACCAACTACTCCGTTTGGAAAAATATCTTCCTGTCCCGGAGATGGTATTTGCTTATCTGTTATTCCTTCTCCACTTCCAAGACAAAAAAACTGTGTTTCATCTATAACGGAGATAGAAAATCTAACTCCCCTAAAAGGAAGATTGCTATCTAATGTAATTAAATCTACAGGAGGCGGACTTATTCGTGGATCTGGTAATAAATCCACTAAATCACCGTCAACAAAATTATGGGGCGTGGAAGTTGTTATTTTTATTAATGCCTCTCCATCAAGTAGAGTTGCATTTGGACCTGTTGATATTTTTTGTATTTCTACAATATCAACAGTAGTATTATAAAGATAAAAAGTATCAACAACTTTATCAAGATTTTCTACCTTAACGTAGTTATTAATGTTACTAAGTAAATCATTAGCACCAAAAGGTATTTCTGTGCTTTTATAATACTCCTTTAAAAAATCAATTAATAATGGATATTCAACTCGTATAAATTCAGGGACCTGATACTGAAGTATAGAGCTAACTTTTACATTCGTTTCCATATTAATTTCTTACTAATTTTGTCTTGTCGGAGTAGTTAGATGATGGTTTAAATAATGTTCCAGATAAATCTGCTCCGGAACTAATAGTATCTGGTACTACATTCACTATTGAAGAATTAACATCAAGTTGTAAATATAAATCCTGTAATCCAATAATGTCATTAGATTTTGGTCTTGCAGATATTTCAACAACATTCTCACTTGAAATAGTTTTAGCTGTTTGAATAATATTTAGTGGATATAAAATAACCTCACCTTTAACATAGTCTATAGATCCTGCATTCCTTCTAACTATTAAAATATCACCTTCACTGCTTAACTTAAAGAGAACTAAAACTCCAGTTTTTAAATCTTTGTTTGGTCTATCAGTTATATAAACAGTATCAGAAACACCAGCAATTCTAAATCCTGATGATTTTATATTATTACCTTCTGAACATTCAATAAAAAACTCATTTCCAAAACAAATTTCATATCCAGCAAACTCATTGAGTGCAGCCCTAATATCTCTTCTAATCACAATACTTGTAACATTAGAAGTTACTGAAGAACTAGATTGATCAATAACATTTAAAAACTTACTATATTTAAATCTTGCACCATATTGATTTAAATCAGAAGATTTTGAATATTTTGTAATACTATCAGTTACTAGTTTTGATACCTTTGTAGCACTTCCTATTTGTGCTGTGTTATAGTAAACGTTTGTTTCATATTCAACATAAAGATATTTAAGATCCAATATTTCAACAACTATTCCAGCAACAGTGTATCGTCTTAACTTTTCTACAATATCTCTTTTTACAAAAGCTGGTATAAACTGACCGTTTTGCGGTTTGATAGTTATGAAAACTTTTCCATATTGAGGTGGATCTAAAGTTTCACCACCAAAAACTGATATAGATTCTGTTTCAGCATATATTTGAGGAACAAGAACTTCGTAATCGGTAGCAGTTACTGCTCTATATTGTGATGCATATACTTTAGGAGCATAATTTCTTATGGAGTTTACACTTTCAATTTCTTTTGCATTTCTAGATACCCCATCAGTTGTAACTACAGAAAATCCTTCAGTAATTATTTCATCATTATTTGTAAAAGTTCTCCCAGAGTAAGAAAAAGAAGAAACGCCATTTGCATCTTCTCCATTTGAGATGCAATAAGATATTTCTACTATATTTTTGTTATCCAACTTTCTCCCAAATACTCCATCACCAAAAATTATTTCATATCTTTGATCTGAAATCTCTTGAATAAAATATATTTTTGAATCAGATTTTACATCAAAAAGACTGTCCGCTAGATTATATTTTTGAACATTGTCTCTATTTTCATTATCCCTAACAAAGACTGATATTGTAGAAATATCAATATTTGAGTTATCAAGAATAAATCTTTGATTTGGATTTTTTAAATCAACAGTGAAATTTTGTGTAAGTAAGGTTCCCTCAACAACTTCAATAGATTTAAATGTTCCGGCATCTTCAATAACAGGAACTATAACGTCATCGAGAACATTATATGAAAATCCACCTCCAGTAGCACATAATCCCTTTCTTAAAGTTAATGTAACTGGTCTTTGTGCTAAATCGGAAGTATCTATACTAAAACTTATATTTGCTCTTGCACAAGTTCTAGATCTTGGGACATATCCAATATTTCTAGCTAAAGAAACAACATTTTCTCTCAAAGTTGCACTGTCAATAAAAACTTCGTTGCTAATCATGTTAGCATTATACGAAGTTAAGTAAGTATTATAGGCAAGAATTTCTATAACAGTAGAAAGTGCAGATCCTTCAAAATCATAATCAGTAAACTCTGAATTTGATCTTAAGTAATCTTTAATCGATGTTTTTATCTGATCAAAGTCTATATTTGAGAAATTTACTAATGCCATTTATCTAGTTGGCTGAAGTGCGAATGTTAAAATTTGAGGTTGTTCTGGAATACCTATGATTTTATACTCTATTGTTACGTTAAACTCTAAATTTTCAAAATCATTAGAAACTAAAACATTTTCAACTTCAATTCTTGGTTCATAACGTATTAATGTCTCTTCAATTTGATTTTTTATCTCATTTGCGGTTAAAAGGTCAAATTGCTCAAAAGTTACTCTTTGGACATCAGTTCCGAGGTCCGGATTAAAAAATCTTTCCCCCGGATATGTTGAAATCAAATTTCTTACCGATTTTGCAATAGCTCCCGCATTTGTGAGAGTCAAAAGATCACTGTTTATGGGACTTGCCTTAAAAGAAAGACTAATATCTTTAAACTTTTTACTTATCCTCTCTAAGGGCATCTATTTACACTGATATTCTTACGTTATTTATTAAAGTTTAAAGAGATTCACCCAAAAAGTGGTTCTGTACCATATTCCCAATCATCATAATCGTCATCATTACGAATTTTTTCGTGTAAATCCTTAGCTTTCTTGAATTTATGCAAATTTTTGCGATTTTTTTCGTGATCAAGCTCTCTTAAGAGGATTTGATGCTGATCATTTGCCAAATTATCTAAAAAATCGTGGTTTGGTGTCATTTTTGCCTCCCAATTGTAGTCTGTTACTAAATGTATCGTGCCAAATTCAGATTTCATGATTCCAACATTACGATCTACTGGTGAATTTGCCATTTTTCTCCTGATTTTGTTAAAAT